AGCAACACATTCGTTGTCATTTTCGCACTTCTTAATATCGCTAATGTAATATTGATGGTTCAAATTAATGCTATTGTAATTTGTATCATTTAAGGAGAAGATTCTGTCGTAAATTGGAACATAATTTTGAGCATTTGTTAGTTGCATTAGAGGCAAATCTGAGAACTTGCTAAACAAAGTATTGTTCTTCCTCTTTTGGTAACTTATTGAGAACGTCATTAGCAAAATAATATATATTTATTGCTAAACATTTAACTTATTTATTGGATTGTTTGTTTTGTTGTTTTGGTTGGTTCGTTGTTTCGTTGTTTCGTTGTTTTGTTAGTTTAGTCAAGAAGAGGATTATCTTTGTATTACAATATAACAATGAATCTTGAATTAAAGAGATTTGATATGCGAACTATCAGTTTTAAACCGGATGAATCTAAAGGACCTGTCGTTGTGCTTATCGGTCGTCGTGATACAGGTAAGTCGTTTTTGGTTCGCGACCTTTTGTATTACCATCAAAATATTCCTATTGGCACAGTGATTTCTGGCACTGAAGAAGGTAACGGTTTCTATGGCAAATTGGTGCCGAAATTGTTTATTCACAATGAGTACAATACTGCTATCATTGAGAACATATTAAAGCGTCAGCGACAAGTACTTAAGCAAATCAAAAAGGAAATGGAGCAGTTCAAGAGAACTACTATTGATCCTCGAGCTTTCCTCATTCTTGATGACTGTTTATACGACAACACGTGGGCGCGTGATAAGATGATGCGTCTCCTTTTTATGAACGGAAGACATTGGAAGATTATGTTAGTGATTACAATGCAATATCCATTAGGAATCCCGCCAACTCTCCGCACCAATATCGATTACGTTTTTATATTGAGAGAGCCATATATTGCGAACAGAAAACGCATCTATGAAAATTATGCCGGTATGTTTCCGACATTGGAGTCGTTCTGCCAGGTCATGGACCAGTGCACAGAAAACTACGAATGTTTGGTTATCAATAACAACGCAAAGACCAGCAAATTGCAAGACCAGGTGTTCTGGTATAAGGCGGATGGACATAACGATTTCAGACTGGGTTCACGGGAGTTCTGGGAATTATCCAAGCAAATCAATGATGACGACGAAGATGGCGAACAATATGACCCAAATAATGTGAAAAAACGCGGCCAAGGACCTCGCATTGAAGTTAAGAAGAGCAAGTGGTAAATACAATACGTAAACTGTTTTTATTGCGGAACATAACTTACATTAAAATCAGCAAAACATATTGCGCTGTCGTCTACATTTCCGGTACCATTTCCTGTATTAATTACTTTTAATGATACTGGATATGTTCCTGCTTGCTCTATGGGATAGGTTATTGTATACAAATGCCATGGAGAGCTTGATGATCTATTTACACTTTCCTTCAATAATTTAAACGATGGTTGTTGAACTCCATTAATTATAAACGCAAATTCTGTTGTCGAATCGTTATAACCACCAAATATAAATGAAAAATATAAACGAAAAACGTATGTTGTCGAAATAGGAAATGTAACATTTGTTGTCATCGTAGTTGAACTCGTCTCCGTAAGCGCTTTCAGTGACTGTACTGAAATATAGTGCAATGAAGGACACTTAGCCGCATTGAACGCACTTTCTCTTGTAAATGAGTGTCCGCATCCTCTATGACACAATTTAACTATAGAATTATCAGTAGATGATATTGTCCAATTAGGACAATCTTCTCCTACTAATCGTGTTATAGTCAATGTGTATGGGTTTTCAAAATCCCAGTTTGTTTTATGAGTACTTAAAAACACTGAGTTATCTTCTTTTTCGGTATTTAATATATTATTAAATAACGCACAAACATTATCCCACGTTTTATCAAACGCGGTTCTGTAATCTTTGAATTCAAAATCACATCTCATACAACCATAGTGTACTCCATCATGACATATTTTTTTGAGAATATCGGTATTTAAACTACCGCAACGGGGACAACTTGGTTTTGTCATAGTCTGTTATAGTAATTATTATTTATATCGTTTTTAATAATTAATATATATATCGAGATTATCGAAATTACTTCGCATTGTTCCCTGATGCGAATGGTCCCGACTTCAATTGAGATTGTCCATAATCAGTCTTACCAGTAACGACATTATCGCCATCAAAAAGTTCGGAACGAATATCCGCAACAGAAATGCTCTCGGGCTCCTGCTTCGAGAAGGTGCTCTCAGTTGATGTGTTTCCGGCTCCAACCAAGTTGCCCTCCTCATCAATATCCTGAGTCAAAGTATTGCCAAACTTCTCAGCATTCTTCTTGTTCTCATCAATAGCCTTCTGCTTGGTCTCCTTAACACGCTGCTCAAACGCGTTCTTTGCCTGCTCCTCATTCTTCCTCTTCTCCTGCACCAACTGATTCAACTCCTCCTCCATATATTCAACGCGACCAGTCTTGTATGCCTCAGGCTCCCAAGGCAGCCATGTGCCAATAGGACCAACAAAGACGTCAAAATGGGGATCCGTTTCTCTGAGCAACTTGGCACGCAATTCAGCCTCCTCCTGGGTAGCGAAATTGCCGCGAGCCTTGAAGCCTCTCACCGAAGTCTGGAAATTATGCTTGACATTGAACTCCTTCTCCAAACCTTCCTCCTCCTTATCCAAAAACGACTTGTAGTCATCCTCAATGCCGGTTTGGATAATGGTTTCACGCTCCTCCTTGATGAAGGTCTCGAAATCAGCCATAACCTCATTGAAGTTGATCTTGTACTTGAACGAAACAAAATTCAAGAACTGGTGAAACTTCTCCATCGACTTGTTGATATCCCAGCGCTTTAGGAACTCCTCGAAATAGAACTTCTCGCGCTGCTTCAAAACGTTCTCGGGGCTAATAAACGAAAAACAGCCGAAATTCTGTCCTGCAATCGGCTTGTCGACCTCCAAAACATCGACATATTTAGGGTTGGGTTCCCCGGTTTTCTTCATCTTTCTCTCAAAAGCGTGCTTCTTTGCGGCGTTAGACTTGGATGGCATATATTTAGTTCATTCGTTTTTGGTTTTAAGTATTAATTTGGATAAAATATTATTTTCTTGGAAAATTATATAACAATGGGAATGTTTGACGTTGCCGAAATTATTAAGCGTGTTATCAAGTATTTGATTGAAGGTTTGATGGTTGCCATCGCTGCCTTCGCTATCCCTAAGCGCTCCTTGAACATGGAGGAGATTGCTCTTATCGCTTTGACTGCTGCCGCCACTTTCGCCATCTTGGATACTTATATCCCTGCTATGGGTGTTAGTGCGAGATCAGGAGCGGGACTTGGTTTGGGATTTCAGCTAGTGGGCTTCCCCGGAGGTCTCTAAGTATAACGACATAAACAAACAATAATACATACTAACAAACAAATTAACAATATTTTGTTAGTATATATAAATGGCAAGACGTACAAACAAGCGTTTAAGAAGAAGCAAGAGAACTACACAGCGCAGACATAGGAGAGGGGGTGATCCGGTGACTCCCGAATCAGTTAGCCAACCTCTTCTAACTCCTAGCCGTCCCACAAAGAGGCCACGTGACTGGGAGCCTCCGTTAAATCAGCAAGGAATGGAATATGAGGTTTACGATACAAATACCGGCTCACCAACCTCTACTCCTATTTTTGAGCCTCCGTTAAACCAACAAGGAATGGATTGGAACCTAGGAACCCCCACCGTTTCTCCTATTTATTCTTCGTCTGAATCATCGGGTTCCAGTTTAGGACATAGTTACGATGAAGGAAACCGTTTTAGCTGTGCCAAGTGCGCCGAAATCTACGACAGAATCGGCTCACAAGATGCGCAATACCAAGGCGCGGATGTGTATCATGACGAGGTGCCAATTGTAAAGGGCGGGGCAATTGTAAAGGGCGGTGCAATTGATTTGCAAGGTATGTTAGCTGGAAAAGGATTCACACCTGACCAAGTTCAAGGTCTTATGGGTCTCGCTCCTGACCTAACAGATGACTTTGCCGTTGAACAATGGTATGGTTATATCGATCGCAACGTGCCTCGCAATTTTACTCCGGCCGCGTTTTACGCAGAAATGATTGGAGATGCGTCGGAACCAACCACACCACCAGTAACACCTCCTACAACGCCTCCCAGTTCTCAAAATCAGAGTATGAGTATGTCAACAGGTTCTACCGGTTCTACCGGTTCCACAGATTCAGGAATGTCGTTAGATTCATCGTATACTGGACCACAAGACCAGGGACCGATGACAATGGCAGAGCTTCAAGGCGGACCCGAATATGTTGGGCCTATTGGTTCCCCCAGATCAACTGCGTTTGATTTCTCGCAAAGCTTCGGTGCTAGCCAAGGAGGCAGAATTAGAAGACATACTAACAAGAGACGCAATAAAAACAGAAAACATAGGAAAACACAGAAACGTTATAGAAGACATAGACAAAGAGGCGGAGTTGCTACACCTCAAACAGAAGATCTTAACAGAGAAGAAATGAACAGACAAGAATATTTGGACTTAAGTAAGGACTTCCAACTAACAAAGTAAACGTGGTAGCTCATAGTTTTACCCCTAATTTGGCTCCATTTTGGCTCTATTTAGAACTCTCGCAAAACAAGGAGCACAGGGGGCGTCCGGGACCTGGGTCCCGGATTAGACAGTAGGAATAAACTCCCAATCCAACACCTTGCACATCTTCTTCCATGTTTCGTCATGTTCAATAAGCTTTTCTCGATGCAATAAAGGAATTTCATCCAAATACTGTGTTTCTTCCAAGAGCTCACAGAATTTATAAAGTACGTAATAGTAATTCAAAAAGTTCATCTTATAATCCGGACAAGTTTTTGAATAAGGCGATTGGATCTCGATAAACAAATTACACAATGTTTCTTCGAGTTCAGGGCTGAAAACTGGTGGCTTAATTCCCAGCTTGTTTTTAATAAACGCAATATGTTCGTAATACTTATTAAAACCAAGTTTCTTCAAAATTTCTTTCGTTTTCGCATAAGTCATGTCACTTAATTCTATACGTTCCTTTTTGATTTGCTGATATATCTGTTCAATAACATCATCGGGGATCTGTGTAGTTTCCTTGCCTTGGAACTGTGCCAGGATTTCTTTGAAATGGTTGATTTTCTTATAAGCATAAAAGCATACTTCCTTGGGTGGTTCTTTGTAACTTGGCTTATCATTCTCTACCAAGAATGGTATACTAACAGCACAAATATTGCAAATAACTACGCCTTCATCTTCCAGCGGTATCATCTCTCCTTTATAACATATTTGGCATACATCAGTTGACCTGACAAATGCATTAACATCCAAAAACGATTCATCAATGTTGGACAAATATTTTTGAACAATATCCTTGTTTTTGGTCTCTGTATTTGTCGTCTGTTCCGAGTCTGTTTCCGGTTTTACTTTGAACAAATTAAATACTAATTGGCTTTTGTTAGTTATTGCTTTTGTGCTGTTTACTATTTCCTCAGCATTATCAATATTCTTCTTGTTTTCAAAATACTCAAAAATGTATTTAGAATTATCAAG